CATTGAAATCAAAACCTTTGAAATCATCGTTGAAAAGATTTTTAGTAGCGTTTTGAAAACTTTCCTGTTTAGCTGTGTTTACTATCTGCTCTTCGTTATATCGGTTAAAAAAGTCTGTTGCTTTCTGTTGGTCTTGAGTTACGCCTGGTCTCAACTTGATCTCATCGTAGTACTTACTCTTCGTTTCCTCTAGAAAGTTTCTAGCTTTACTAACCTCTTCTTTAAACGCAATTTTTTTCTTGCGTATATCTCTTTCCTCATCTAGATCTTCATCATATTCATAATCTTCTAAGATTATATCCATGTCTTGAGTGTCTAAATAAGGTTTTGTTTTTTTATAATATTCTCTTAGTAATTGAGTTTCATCAATTGTAGAATAGTCGGCATTCAACCTAACATAATCTTCGACTGTACCACCAGTCTCTTCCATAAAATTTACTAGTTTTTCAACGTTTTCCGGAAGTTTTCTACCTAAGATTTTTTCGTCTCTTACAGCTTCTTGAGCTTGTTTAGTAACCTTTTTTACCTCTTCATCAGTTACCTCTTGAATTGGCGCAATGTTGGTTATGACATCTACATCAGGCTCATCTTCTTTTTGTAATTCTACTTTAGGTTGTTCTTGAACAATGTCTTCTTCAGTGTTTAATGTTTCGTTAGGAATTACTACCTTAGTAACTTCTTCTTTCTTTTCTAACACAGGCTCTTTAATGCTAACCTTTGTTATAGCCGTAGCTTCTTGACTTAACTGTTTAGGCTTAGTGCTTTTCCCTTTTAAAGAAAACTCACCTTCCTGTTTAGTTGCTTCTTCCATAATATAATATAATTAAATAGTTAATTTTGATAGTGCTAGAAATCCTCTAGCCCGAAACCTCCTAGGGTATCATTTCCGGATGACTCAAAATTTGTTGGTAATGAATCATTTTGTCTTTGTGATATTAACTCTGATTGTTGAGTTGCTTGTATTTTAGTTCTTTCGTCTTTTCTATCCTCCATCTCTTTTTCTTTCGATCCTTCAGAGTTAGCTTTGACTTGGGCAAGTTTCATTTGATAACCAAATTCTTCAGCCATTAAACCTCTTTTTATTTCAGCTTCAGCCTGCATTCTTTGTATTTCAAACTGAGACTTAGCTTGCTCAATACTTACTTTTTCAGCGGTTATAGCTTGTTGCTTTTGAACTTCGTTCATTGCCGCTTGCTCTGCTTGCTGAGCGTTTGCTTGCGCTTGTGCTTGTATATTTGCTTGCTTTTGTTTTTGTTCTCTTTCTAGTTTTTGATTTTGTCTAAGTTTCAAGAACTGATTAGCTAATTTTTGGTTTTTAATGTTTCTAATATCTATAGCATCCGACAAAGCTATAACACCTGTCTGTAAAGCCATTTGAACATTTTGCTCTAATAAAGCTTTTTCATGCTCCTCAGGTTCAATTTGTATGTATATACCAAAATCATGTATTTGTAAATTCATTAACTCTTCTAAAGTTTTAACGTTAAAAGAACTAATAGAATTCCTTAAAGCATTATGTAACAGCGGGTTATCTATAACATCCGCAACCTTTAAGCTTATATTTTCGCATACTCTTAAAGTTACATAAAGCATAGAATCCAATAAATGCTTTGTAGCTACATTAGAAGCATTTACTGCTAGTTTTTGAACACCAACCAAAGCATCTTTATCTGTTTGACTACCGTCTCTAGCTTCGTTTAAACCGGTTACATCTCTAATCATCTGTAAGTAATATTGATACGTACCAATAAGACTTTGTATTTTAGCTTGTCCAGAAGAAGAACTTAATTCTTGAATAGGTATTTTACCTGCATTCATGCCTCCTTCTTGAGTAAGTGATCTACCTACTATAGAACCTGTTTGAAAATACATGTTTAAAGCTTCAGCCGGGTTATAGTTAGTACCATTACCTAGATCCACTTCAGCTAAACCATCCATATCCAGGAACACACCATCTGGTACTATTCTAGACATCACTTGTTGAAGTTTAAGATGTGTTAGTTGAATCATATCAGCAAAACCTGTTATTCTACTAACTATAGATTCTATTCTACCCCTGTACATTCTAGGAGCCGATATGCAATAGTTCATTTCAACTTTTGTTGAGTCAGCTGTTGGTCTTGTCATATTTTCAGCCAACTCCCAATTTAACATGTAATTATTACCTAGTACTTTTGCTCCTGTATATAAAACCTCTATGGTTCTATAAACTCTTTCAAAGTTGTCATTAGGCGGTGGATTAAACTCATCAGTTTTTTCTAAAGCTTTTTCTAAACCTTGTTCTGTTTTTTTAATCTTAAAAACCTGATTCATGTATGTTTTATATTCAAAGTACATTACTTGAACCGTATTGCCATCGTAATTCCCCCAGTTTTGTAAGTACTGAGAATTACCAGGCATTTTTTGTATTTTTAACAACTCTTCTTCAGGTATATCAGGGAATTGTTTTTTTAATTCAGCTATAGTTATTGATTTAATTTCTCCGGCGTAATATATATCTTCAAAATTAGGATCTTCTGTATATGAATAAACCAGATTAGCTGGATCAACATATTCAATTTTTATACCTTCAGTAGGGTCAAATCTAGTTTTTACAGCAGTAATACCTATTACAGTTAAATCACTAGCTATCCTTCTCTTTATTTCATCGTACTTGTTAGCGGCTAAAACATTTGATATAACTTCTTCTTCGGCTATTTCAATGCTTTGCTTATAGTTGAGTTGCATGTGCAAATCTAGCTCATCCTTGTTCTCAGGTAGTCCAGCTATATCGCCCGTAGAAGACAAGTCAATATCCATTTGCTGCTTCATATTTACCAAGGCAGCTTTAGTAGCTATATCTTTTTCTATAGCTTTAGCATAATCTGTTTTAACTTTTACAGAAAAAGGATCTTGCGCGTAAGTGGTTATATCGTAAGATTTATTAGACATACCGTTAGCAACTATATCAACAAATTTTGATATAACAGGAACTGGCTTCCAGTCTAAATTAAGATAAGACAAATCACCATTTATAGATAATTCATCTTTATACTTTTGAATACTTTGCTCCCCTCTAGCATACTGCCTGAGTTGGTGAAAGCTGTTATAGCTTTGTGTATATCTATTACCAGATCGACCTCCTTGAAACCATTCTTGTTCGATAGCCTGCGCAACTTGCATACCATATTCGTAGCTTGATTTTTCTTCGTCGCTAACTACTTGGCTAGGAAATGAACTGTTACTATTAGTCTGTATTCTCATTTATTGTATCATTTTTGACGACGCGCCTTTGTTATCGTACTTCTTTATACCTAAGTTTATACTTTTGTATTCTCTTTTAGCTGATGGTATGTATCTATTCTTGTTACACGCCATTAAAGCTAATCCAGAACTTATAGATGCATCATGCTTTGTTCTATTATTTATATTAAATTTAGCCCAGTCTTCTAGCGTTCTTTGAAAATACATATTACCATACCCGTCATCAGTTTTACCAATACTTGTATTTATATATGTTTCTATAGCTGATGCGTGAGCTTGTTTTATATCTTCACTGGAGTTAGGTATTCCGCCAATATCTTTTTCTGTTACAGATAATTTATTCCAAACTTTATCTGGCCTATTCATAGAATAACCTCTATAGCCTCTTCTTTTAAAATGATATAATAATCTAGGTTTATTGTTTTCACATAATAAAGGCATGCCGTAAAACACACAAGCCATTAATACGTCTTCAAAAAATATCTCAGCTGTTTGAGGTCTAGCTATATATTCTAAAAAAAATTGATTAGGTGGAACATCCTCCATACTAAACTTGGTTAAACCGTGTAAAGATCCATTAGATCCTCTTCCGTCAACAGTACCTGATATATCATAACTGTCACAGCCAAAAGCTCCGCAGTGTTCGTTCGCTGGATATTTACTCCCATTTCTTACTATCACACGATTTTGTAGATTAACAGGTGGAACCCAAGATATTTTAAATCTACCATCTTTGTTTGGTATAAATATAACGCTTGAATCTAGCTTACCATCTTGCCATTGAAAGCTACCGGTAGTAACTATTGACGTGTTTCTAAGATCTACGTTATAATCTATTTGTTCGTATATTTTTGCAAGGTTAAATAAAGACTCTTTTGCTTCGTCTCTGAATGCATGCTCTTCAGTTCTTGGAAATTGTCTATAAAATTCATTCAACCCGTCTTGGTCATCTTTTAATCCTTCTACTTCATTCTTCCAAAACTCTACAACACCTAATGTTATTTTATCACCAAATGTATCTAAAACTTCTTTTTTGGGTGTATCGAATACAGGAAACCCATAAGAATCAATGTATCCCTCGTAGTTCCATTCCATAGGTATGAACAGAGAATAGAGTCCTGAGCTAGTCTGCCCGTTGCGGTTTCTCTTTGTAACGTCTGATCCATGATATAAATTTTTAAAGTTCTCACCACCTTTATCTAAAGCATTTGATGTTGATCCCATCATACACTTTCCAATAATTCTAGAACCTAATCTTAGCGTTGTTTTTGTAACCCTCCAGTTGTTGAGGATATTGTTCGGTCTTTCCCACTTACCGCTTTCATCGTGGACGAGTAACTTGAGCTTCTCTCCATCATACGCATTGTCTCCAGTGTTTTTCCAGTCAATCGTCGTGTCAAGTCCCGTAAGTGTCTCGATCTGCGTTTTCGAATCAAGTCCTCTTCTTGTAAGCTTTGAAGCTGGTACGCGGTATGCAAGCTCTGTCTTCGGCCTGTCCATACCGTCTTGTATTGGCTTAAAGAAAAAGGGGTAGTTGACACTAATGGGTACAACTTTATCCGTGAACATTTTCTTCGCATCGGCTCCAGATTTGGACAATATTCCAAACCGTGAATCGCTTGATATGGTTGCCATATTAACCACTTCCCCGGATGCCATGAATGAAAATCCCGAACGTCTGTTTTTGAGGTATGACATGCCATAGCATCTCTTATCTGCTTTGCAAGCCTCCCAGAATATATAGAATAATCTATTTGACTCTCTAAAATCTGGCTTCCCAATATCAATCTTGGACCATTGCAAGTACATATAGTGAGTGCCAGTAATATAAGAAGGCTTATCTTTGTTAAAAAACCAATAACCTTTTTCACGCCTTTGAAATTCTTCTTCAATATAGTCATACCATTTTTCTTTAAAGTCTTCAGAGTAGTTCTTCCAATCAAAAACAGTTTTAATATTCTTTAATTCCTTAGGATATTCAGCTGCTTTCCACTTATTACCTTCCTTCTTAACTACATCAACGGCTTTTGGTAAAGCTATTACTAGGTTTTGTATTTCGTAAATATCTCCAATCTCTCCAGTTTTACTAATAACCACCATATCGTGATCTTCGTCATAACCGTATTTCCACTTTTTAAACTTATTGTTTCTATTTAAAACCTTGGTTTTAACGTGGTTAGGTAAAATTTTATATAACGACTGCTCGTACATTATTTAGATCTACCTTCAGCGAATCCTTTAAAAGCTTTTTCTTCTTTAACTTCTTTAGGTTTCTCGTTAAGAATGCTATCTTCCTCGTCTATACGTTTAAGTATCTCAAAAGCATCAAATATTGCTAATTTTTTAGTAGCAGCGGCATTTTTAAGTTTATCCGCAGTCAAGTCATCATCTGAATCTACTATAAGTTCTTTAGCTACTTTAACTAATTCAGCTATCGCGATGTGCCCAGCTTGGATTATACTCAACTTGGTTTCCTTGGTGTTCATATTTTATTACAATATCATTAGATTTCATACAGAAAACTCTCTGCTCGTCAACAATAAAATCCCATTCGCTATTAGGAGTAAATCCTACAACATCTCCTGGGTTGATTTCAAGCGCTTCTAAGGAACTATTACCATACTTTAGTATACCAATAAGCTTTTGCTCTTTATCGTTCGTTAGAATGTCTTCATTTTTTAGAGGCATTACAAAGCATCTGTCTCCAAATGATTTCCAACCCTCTGTATTTTTATACAAGTATATTTGATCTACAGTGCAGAAGTATAAATCATCTTTAAAATATGACCTACTATTCTTTTTCACACCTTTCATGTCATAGAATACTCTAAAAACATTATGATGTATTAATACTATGTCTCCTTTTTGTATACTTGTTTTGAATGCTTTTGGTGTTTCCACTACAACCGCCAAGTTGTTAACAGATTTAAAACTTTCTATCTTAGTATTTAAAACTAAAGTTTTGTCACCAATCTTTATTTCGTTCTCATATCTATCACCAAGAGGTTTGATGATGAAGTCATACAAGCTCTTCATTAATACTCTAAATCATATTCAACAGATATTGCCATGTTAGAATTAAACTTCTTCCATGGCATTACCTCATCGTCTTTTTTAATGTATATACTGTAAGAGTTTGATTCTTGATCGTGTAGTATAGCTGTAATAGTGTGCCCTCCATAAACGTTTTGCCCAACTGCATAATGCATAGCGTCGTTTTTATAATCAGAGCCTATACTGATCTTTCTTACAATAGAGCTCATTATACTTTTTCTAAAGTACTTGCAGGTTCTTCTTTCTCAATAATAGTATAACTACCATCAGATAAGTCAATATTAACTTGACCATACTCTTCTTCTAGCTCTTTCTTGGTTGCTTCTAAAGCCTGCGCTGCTTGCACTTGAACGTGCAACGCTTCGTGCTTTTTACTTTCGATAAAACCAATGTCTATAAACGCTGCTTGCAATTTAGCTTGTTGTTCTTGAATTGTTTTTAACTGTTCTTCTTTAATTTTACTCATTTTATTTGATTTAATTGTTATTACTTATATTACTAATCACTTACTATTACTAATAATTACTTACTAATTAACATACTCTTTCAAGTTGCCATCCAGTGTTTTGAGGACCAGTAACTCTAATTGTAACAAAGGTAGAAACCTGATAGTCCGCTGCATCATAAACCCACCAAATTAATTGTTGATAAGGAGCTACCAAAGGACTTGCATTACCTGTTTCTAAAGTATAAGCTGCAGCTCTGTTTGGTATGGAACCTTTATCGTTTCCTATGAATTGATCTATTGAAATCGTTTCGTTTATAGTAGGCACTGTATTAGATGGCTCAGTACCATACGTATTGTCAAAAGGGCCAGCGTTTAAAGTAGTCATTCCAGACGTAGCTACCTTTGTTCCGTTGGAGTTACCATGTATTATTTCTATCTTGTCAGGTATTCCGTACGCTGTAAACATTATAGTTACAATGCCTCCAGAAGGGTCGAGCGCTATAGTGTTGTCTGTTATACCTGCTCCTCCAGGCGTAACAACAGAATTACAAGGCACGTTTGAAGCACCGTTGCACGCACACCAGTCTATACCTAAACTTATACCAAGACCCATATTATTTTACAGCTATTATGTCAGCGGCGCTAGTACCAGTTAGCAAAACATAGTCTACTATTACAGGTAAAAAACAACCGCTTGATAGGTTTTTAAATGTAATAGCTTCTGCAGCAGTAGGAAGTGCAGATCCAGAAGCGCTTCTCACACCTGTTAATATAACAGTTACATCTCCTCCAGATCCTATAAATAGAGCTGAATTGTTTACCTTAGTTGCTAAGCTTATAGTATCGCTAGGCGTAACTACTGATGCGAAAGTTCCAAAGTCTGGTTGATTTGCGTATTGTCCCATAATTTTTTATTTGTTGTTTGTTATTGATTTTGCTTTCTCCCAAGATCTACCCACAAAATAAGCCCCGTAAACGGTAACCAATAACGTTTGAAATATTGGTATGTATTCTTTTGCTATTTTAAATTGTCCTATGTTGCCATCTGTGAAAGCTAATAAGCTAAATACAAACGTTAAATACACTAGAACCAAAGGTCTAATGTTTTTAGCTAACCAGCTATCAGAATTCATATCTGCA